GACGATCTCAAGATGAAGGACGGCGAGGTAGCTGCGATTTATTACTCGGGTTCAAGAAAGTCCGGTGATTCAATGACAGCAGTTTCGGGTACGTGGAAGCAGGTTCTTGATATGGGCTTCAACCGCTTTACGGCCCCTGTTTTTGGTGGCTTTGACGGCCTAGACATTAAGGAAAAAGAGCCATTCAGAAACACTGGAATGTCTGGCACGCCAACTGAGAAGACGAACTACGCGTTTAACTCCTTGAAGCGAGCAATTGACAGTGTTGCGGATCCTGAGGTTGTAGAAATGAACCTCTTGGCGGTTCCTGGCGTCACACAGAACGGTATTACCGACCACGTTATTAACGTGTGCGAGGATCGTGCAGACGCTCTGGCAGTTATCGACCTGGATGGTGGGTATGTGCCAGCTACTGAGAATACGAATGCTATTGCTAATAGAATGGGTAGCGTAAAGGAGACGGTGGACAACCTAGAGGCTAGGGCCATCAACTCAAGCTACGCATGCGCCTATTATCCTTGGGTGCAGATTAGAGATACGATCAACGGTGCCATGTTATGGGCGCCACCCTCGATTGCAGCAATCGGAACGTTCGCCAGTTCAGAAAGAAGTTCAGAACTGTGGTTCGCCCCGGCAGGTTTCACGCGTGGAGGCCTCACTGAGGGCTCTGCCGGTATCCCAGTTGTCGGTGTTCGTGAGCGTCTGACTTCTAAGGACAGAGACGACCTCTACGAAGCAAATGTTAACCCAATTGCTTCTTTCCCAGCCGAGGGCATTGTGATCTTCGGTCAAAAGACTCTGCAGGTAACGCCATCGGCTCTCGACAGAGTTAACGTCCGACGCCTGATGATCTACCTTAAGAAGGAGATCTCCAGAATGGCCGCTACGGTGCTTTTCGACCAGAATGTGCTGGTCACTTGGAACGGGTTTAGAGGCAGAGTAGAGCAGTTCTTGGCTGATGTTAAGGCAAGAGTTGGTCTCACTGACTATAGGTTGATCTTGGATAACACTACGACAACTCCTGATCTTATCGACAGGAACATCATGTATGCTAAGATTTTCTTGAAGCCAGCTAAGGCTATCGAGTTTATTGCAATTGATTTCGTAATTACAGATAGTGGGGCTTCGTTTGAGGATTAAAAAAGGAAATTGAGAACTATATATAAGAGAGATCAACAGGAGATATAAAATATCATGGCAGAACAAAACTTTTGGGCAAGCCCCACGGTAGAACCAAAGAGAGCATATAGGTGGATTTTAAATATTGGTGAGGTGCCAATTTGGATTTGTAAGAAGGTAACGAAGCCTAACTTTACAATTACTGAGACCCCACACAAGTATTTGAACCATACCTTTTATTATCCCGGCCGAGTTGAGTGGGATAAAGTATCTGTAACCCTAGTTGATCCCGTCCAGCCTGATTCGGCTAAGCTTATGTGGAACATTTTAACTAAGTCTGGTTACAGACTTCATGGCGATGGTGATCCTTCTCCTCATGTTAATGATACTACCACTATTTCCAAGCAAAACGCGATCTCTTCTTTGGGCGGCGTCATCCTTAGGCAACTCGGAGCAGAGGATGACTCGTATGTTGAAGAATGGAAGCTACACAATGCATGGGTTTCTTCTGTTAAGTTTGGTGAATTATCATATGAATCCGAAGAATTACTTAACGTAGACATTGAAATACGTTATGATTGGGCTACGATTAAGGGTGGAGAGCTTAACAACAAGGGTGGCACAGGTGCTGCCACTAGAACTGATAACAACGCTCTTTAATATAAGTAATTTATCTAGGAGGAAAAATTGGCCAGAAGAAATAATGAGGACAGGGTGGGTGCCAAAAAGGCAGCCTCTCCTGGGCCTCCTGTAGCCGCAATTCAAGGCGAAAATAACCTATTCAACTTTGCGACACCAACCGAGTTTGTTGAGCTACCATCGCAAGGAAAGCATTACCCAAAGGATCACCCCCTTCACAACCAAGAGACCGTCGAAATCAAATATATGACAGCGAAGGATGAAGATATCCTGTCATCCCAGGCTCTTTTAAAGAAGGGCTTGGCCATCGACCGCTTGCTAAGCAACATAATTGTGGAAAATGTCCCCACCGACACTTTGTTGGTTGGGGATAAGAATGCCATCCTTGTTGCAGCCAGGGTAACAGGCTTCGGCAATATATACAGTACGAATGTAACTTGCCCTGCCTGCGGTGAGACAAACAAGCATGATTTTGATTTAAGCGAGGTGAACACAACAATGGGTAATCCCGAAGAAGTTGGCGCCGAACTAACCAAAGAGGGGACCTTCAAGGTGGTCCTGCCCCAAACAAAGGTGGAAGTTGAATTTCGCCTCTTGAATGGTGCAGATGAACGCCATATGTTCTTAGCTGGAGAGAAAAAGAAAAAGCTTAAGCTGCAGGACACCCCGATTGTTGATACCATGAGACTTTTCATTGTTTCTGCCGCCGGCCAAAGTGAGCCAGGGGTGATTTCGCAATTCTTGGACTTAGTCCCGGCAAGAGACGCCCGAGCCCTAAGGGCTGCATTCCAGAAATGCACGCCAAATGTGGACATGAAGCAGGTATACACTTGCGAGGGATGCGACCACACTCAGGAAATGGAGGTTCCGCTTACGGCGGACTTTTTTTGGCCTGACCGATGATTACATAAGAGGAGTCTATGAAGAGTTCTTCTTATTAAAGTACCACAGTGGTTGGAGCTTTTTCGAAGCCTATAACTTACCCATCGTAATCAGAAGGTGGTTTATAAATAGGCTAGCTGAGCAGTTTGAGAAAGAAAACGAACAGTACGAAGAGGCAAAGAGAAAATCTAGGCGATGATAAAACGGGCCATTGAGCCCGTTTTTTATTATTAACAAAACTATTTATATTGAACAATTGTGTTTTTGGAGGAATGTTTATGGACACGCCCACGGAGGAACTTCAAGAGGATAAACTCTCTGAAGTATGTATTGATTTAACGACCGCAAGAAGCGGAGAACTTAGCGAAAGCTTTCTTGGTATGTTTGGATACGGGATCAAGATGATACTGAGAAGGATGTTTGGTGGAGACAGTGTACCCGTGAGAGTTAAGGGTACGAAGAGCGATATAGCGGCCTTCACCAGCGTTTTAGGTAAGGAAAAGAGATATCTAGATACGTGGTCAAAGTATGGCCTGGATAATCCGAGAACATATAAAAACAAAGCACAGTTACAATCTTCAGTTAAAAAGTTTGAAAGGAAGACAGGGCTAAAATGGCCCTTTAAGTAAAACAACTAAGATATGACATTATACTTTCTTCTAAATATAGCGCTGTTGGTCTTGGTTGCAGGGCTTGTGCCCACCCTTGCGCGTGGAGAGGACGACGACGCAGGCGCGACTCAGGAGCAGATCGAAGCACTCAAAGAGCTTCTTAAGCTAAAAAAACAAGATGCTGAATTGGATAGAGAGTTGGCTTCCTCCCTCCAAAAGCGCGCCGAAAAGATGGGAGACGTCACGGCGGCTTATGAAAACCAAAGAAATCTTTTAGAGGCCTCGGCCCGACTAGCGAAAGAAAACATCAGTGAAGCCCAAAAGGAGTTAGCCCTTGCCGAGCAGGCTTATAAGCTTGGGAAGGAGTCTGGCGAGGCTGATGCCAAAAAACTGGCAGAGATTCAGGAAAGGATTGAAAAGCTTCATGTAGAACTCGCCCTCAACGAGCAGCAAGTGGCGATGTTCAAAGCCCAACTAGATCTCCAAAGCGACATCAACTCAAAGATGCACGCCATTATTGGTGCTAAAACATTTGACGGATCTTTTCTAGGCAAGCTCACCAAAACAATAAAAGAGGACGATGGAAGCCTTGGAAACGCCCTTACCTCCATAGGCAAGGGCTTCAAAGAGGCAGTCCGGCCCGCTAACCTAGTTAAGGGTGCCATATCGAAGGTTCAGGAGATGACCATACTTCAGTTCCATGCTACCGACGCTGCGATGGCAAGCTTTCAAAGAGCCACCGCCGCCGGCCGAGAATATAGCAAAGAGTTAGTTAATTTACACCGCACTAATCTTGAGCTTGGTGTTTCTGTTGAAAAGGCAGCAGAACAGTACCAGGCATTATTTACGGCTGCATCTGATTTTACTGAGATGTCCGAGGTCCAGCGCAAGGCCGTTGCTAAGAACAATTCTATGTTGAACAATTTGGGCATTGAGTCAGGAGTCGCCGCAGAACAAGTACAGGTTCTGACTAAGGGTTTAGGATTTTCACGCGACGATCTCATAGATGTGCAAAATGATCTGGCAGCAACCGCCAAGCAGATTGGCGTAACCCCAGGTAAGATGGCTGCTGATTTTAATGCAGCCGCCCCTCAATTGGCTGCCTGGGGTAAGGACGCAACGAAGGTGTTTAAGGGCTTAGCTGCAGCCTCTAAGGCAACTGGCATTGAGATGTCGGCACTGCTGGGCATTGTTGGCAAAATGGACACTTTTGAGGGTGCCGCAGAAGCCGCCGGTAAACTGAACGCTGTTTTGGGCGGGAACCTGCTCAACTCAACAGAGTTGTTGATGGCGACCGAAGAAGAAAGAGTCAGAATGCTGAACGACGCTGTTGCTTCTTCCGGCAAAGCCTGGGAAGACATGGGCAAGTTTGAAAGAATGGCCATTGCCAATGCGGCTGGCATAAGTGACATGGCAGAAGCCAACAAATTATTCGGCACATCCTTATCTGCTTACGATGATTTCCAGAAGAAGGCAAAAGAGGGCACAGTAACATTTGCAGACCTTATGCAACAATCAAAAGATGGCATACCGTTGGCTGAAAAACTGAGAAATCTCATGTCAGCCATGGCTGTGAGTATGCGTCCAGTTATATTGGGGCTAGGGATGCTTGTTGATAAAATGTTGTGGCTGAACGATATAACTTCTGGCTGGGTTATTCCGGCTGCGACTGCCGCCGGCGCCGCATTCATGGGGCTCCACTTTTATTTGAAACTGGCAGACTCGCAGATACTGAAAAGCATTAAAGGCACTTTTGCATGGATAGCTGCCAAATTTAAAAAGACCGCCGCCGCCCAAGCAGACTCTTTGCAAACGAAACTTAACACCGAGATACAAAAAGAGAACAATGATGTCCTAGAGGAAGGGGAGAAGAAGCAAGACAAAGCAGGTAAAACTGCTAAGAAGTCTGCTAAGGAAATGCTCGCATTCGGTGCTGCCATTATGATGATAGGTGTCGGTGTTGGCATAGCTGCTTTGGGTATGGCGGAGTTTGTTAAGGCATTCTCTGGTATGGAAGTTAGCCAGATATTAGCAGTTAGTGTGGCTATTGGCGTCTTTGGTTTATCAATGGCCCTTCTAGCGAAGATCATGGTGACCGCAGGCACTGTCGCGGCCCCAGCGATGCTTGCTTTTGGCGCCAGTTTTGTGATGATAGGGGCTGGGGTGTTCCTAGCAGCAGTTGGTATGGGCCTATTTGCTAAGGCGATCGTGGGGCTCTTTAAATCTGGCGGCCTTACCTTGGAAAACGTACTTCTCTTTGGGCTTTTAAGCACTGCGATACTTGGCTTGTCTGCTGCCATGGGGGTCTTCGGGGCTGTTATGGCGTCTCCATTTGGCTTCGTTGCTTTAGCCGGGTTGGCTGCCGTCGTCACAGGCCTCACTCTAGCCCTTAAGGCTGCGGGGCCAGAGTTACTTGCTTTGGCTGCCATCTTTGCTGAGATTGGCAACATCACTGCAACGGCCAAGGTTGATGTTGAGGGTGGGGAAGGTGGTGTTTTGATCCAAACTGTGCAGGCAGTGGAAAAACTGGAAAACCTGGGAGAGCTAGAGAACACAAGGATGGTAGCCGAGTATGCGATGAAGCTCAATGCCGCTGCCCCCGCCGCAGCCCCTGCCCCCGCCGCAGTAGCTGCCGGCGGTGGTGCAGGTTCTAGTGAGGTTATATTGCAAATCAACGAAAGAGAGTTGGGAAGGGTTGTTGTGGATTTAATTAAGAGTAAATATAATCTTAAAATTGCTAAATCTTAATACTTAGTAAGAGAGGAAGATATATGGCGAAATTGGAAGACTTACCCCCGCAGAGCGAGAGAACAAAAAACAGAATAGATAATGCCCGCGCCGGGAACTTGTCGCCCGACGAGTCGGGGATTGGGGTCGGGGCATTTGACCACTCGCAAGCGCTTGCGAAAAAGAAGAAGCTCACACTGCAGTTTTTTAATGTTAATGCCAAGCCCTCGAAGGGCTTCCCCCATAACCCAGTTGAGTATAAGGCTTTCCTGACACAATACGAGGACAAGTATGAGTCTACATGGACACAAGAAGATGTCTACGGTAGGATGGACCCAATCCAAACTTTCCAAGGAACAAAGCGTGTTCTTTCGCTTGGTTGGGATGTGGTTGCGGCTAGTTTAGGCGAGGCAGTAGATAACCTTCGAAAGACAGAGCAGCTTTTTAAAATGTTATACCCTGCATATACTGCGCCGGTGAAGGGTGGTGCGACAACTATTGCCGCCTCCCCCTTGGTAAAGCTTAAGTTTGGTAATTTGATAACATCTGCTGTAGGTGCAACTTCAGGCGGCAGCGTTGAAACAACTGGTTTATTGGGCACGATTAGTGGATTTTCTTATGCCCCCGACATTGAGGTCGGGTTTTTCGATGTCGATGC